GTGTAGAAGATGTGCTCTCCTATGGCGCCAACTGGCGTCAGGTTGTGCCGCCACACAGGCTTTACTGCCTTCGTGTGGTAGTGGGTTGCCCCAATGCCAAGAGTTGCGCCTGAGAGAGCCTCTTTGGCCACTGCCTGAGCCGCTGCCCACGCCTTAGCGTCTGTCGGCTTGTCTGACTTGCCGTCACAGTAGAACGAAAACTGGCAGGCCCACGGGCGAGACACTGGAGAGCGGTGCTCCTTGACCACGCCGCAGACAGTGCTGGGGAAGTCAGGATGTTGCGTCCGATTAACGATAACCTCTGCAATGACCATCTGAGCATCCACTGGCTCAGAGCGGCCTTCGTGGTATACGGCGAGCGCAAGGCAAGCTGCTGCGGTAATCATTGTTCATCCTCCATGCGGTCCAGAATATCCAGAAGTGTCAGGCACTCTGATGCGTGGCCACCGAAGTCTCCGCCGCGTTGCTTTTGGTCCAGCCTGATGATGTCGATCTTGCGGCGCAGGCGAGCCAGAATGGTTTTGCGTTCCTTGTTCATGACATCACTCCACAAACTTGTTAGCGTTCTCGGCCCACAGCGTGAAGCTGGCGCGAGCTTGGCCGACACGGTTGTAGACGTCCGCCTTGGCGATGCGGCCTGCATTGAAGAGGCGCAGCGCCGAGTTGCCAGCAGTCTTGCTGTCAAAGCCGCTGTGCTCGGCAAGCTCTGCCGATGTCATGTAGTCACTCTCGCAGATCAGGTTAAAGATGACCGCGTCGCGCGCCTCGATGCTGATGTCCTCCGCTTGTGTAGCGGATGTAGCGGGTGTAGCGGCCTCGGCTGGCTCTGGCTTCAAAGCGTGCTCAGCGACCAAGACGCTGACAGCCATGTAGGGCGTGCGCTCGCGCTGGTGCTCTTTGTGGTTATCCACGAGCACGGCCTGATAGCGCTTGCCACGCTGAAGCTCGGCTCCGTCAATGGCGTATGGCGGGATGAAAATCTGCTCGCCCGCTTCAGTCAAGGCGAAGGCGAAGCCGTCTGGATGATAATTTGTGATGAGGATAGGTTGCATTGTGGTTCTCCTTGGTTGCTTGTGGTGGTTATTCTTCAAAGTAGTAGTCGACTTCACGCTTTTCGCGGACAGAGCCATAGTGATGGCCATCCGACAGCGCCCAGCCCTTTTTCTTGCATATCTTGCGGATGGTATCGACGTGCAAGCCAAGCTCAGACGCAAGCTCCTTGGCGGTGCAATCCCAGCCGACTGACTGTCCTGCGCGCCAAATGCGAAACTCGTTCGCCCTGCGCTTGCGGATCATATTGTCTCCTGTGCTCATTATTTTGCTCCTTGGTTAATTTCGTTCGATGCACATTCCTAGCATGTGAAAATAATCACCGTCAACAACTTTATAGGACTTGACCTGCATTTTTTATCCTATATGGTCTGGAGCATCATCACAGGAGAACGAGCATGAAGAAGGAAAGTCGGGTGTTATTGACCGAAGAGCAGCACGAAGCTCTGACGTATGCCGCCGAGAAATCAGGCATGGCGCTGTCGACATACTTGCGCCACTGCGCTTTGAAGGATGCTGCATCTAAAGGCATCCACACAGAGCAGCCGAGAGCGGACTGATGCTGATATATGGAATTGACCCAGGCTACACGGGCGCAATCACGCTCTACTGGCCAAAGACAAACGACATTGAGGTTTACGATATGCCGACGATGCCGAGCGCGAAGGGCAAGACTGTCCTTAACATGCACGGCATCTTGGAGATATTGCAGCCAGAGGGCGTCGAGGCGCGCGTGGCGTTTATGGAGCAGGTCGGAGCCATGCGCGGCCAAGGAGTGTCGTCCATGTTCCGCTTTGGCGAGCAGTTCGGCGCGTTGCAGATGGCGCTGGCCGCCAACGAGACGCCGATGTACCTCGTCACGCCACAGAAGTGGAAAAAGCACTTTGGCCTGACAAGAGACAAGGGCGTGAGCCGTGGGCTGGCGATGCAGCGCTTCCCCAAGTACGCAGATCAATTCAAGCGGGTCAAAGATGATGGCCGCGCAGAGGCGACGCTGATCGCCCTATATGGAAAGGAGACACTGTGATGAGTGAAGTTGAGATAAGGTTAGATCAAGCCCAGTTTAATGAGCTTGAAAGTGCCGTGAATTGTCACGGAGATAACATCGCTGATGCCATCCGATCCATTGCGGAGATGGATGGAGGAAACGGTAATGCACTTATTGGGATAGCACAGGGTCTATTCTCAATAGCCGAGGCGATTGAGAAGCATACACAATATCTGAAAGACCGTGATAGCGGTCGCATTTGAGGAGAGGCGATGTGAAGCGATATAATTACAGAGACGCCTTTAATCGCTGTCTTGAGCATGACGACAATCTCCAAGACTTTGAGACGGTCATCAATGCGACAGACATCAGATCAGACCTTTATTTTGCTAACTATGAAAAAGCTCCGTGGCACGTTCAGGCCGAGATAAATGGATTTGAGGTAAACTTTTGGCCTCACACGATGAAGGCTTACTGCGCAGGCTTTGGGACAGTTGAAGGTCTGCAAGCGATCATCAGCATGATCCATGAGGTTAAGGATGAAGAAAATGTGGAGCTAGTAGAATGAACGGATTTGAAAAGCACGGCATCGAACACCTCTCTGCCAGCAGCATCAACCTGTGGTCAAACGCGCCTGACGTATGGGTAATGAGCTATTTGTTTAAGCAGCGTACCCCTATGGGTCCAGCGGCTTGGCGCGGCATCTGCTCGGAGGATGCAGTCGTGGCAGCCTTGACAGGCTCGCAGAGCGTCGAGGAGGCCACTCAGAGCGCCTTGGATAAGTTTGACAAGCGCTTCATCATCGGAGACGAGAAGACCACTAAGGAGCGCGATGTAATCGCCCCTATGGTCGCCAACGCTGTCGAGGCGCTGAAGGACTACGGCAAGCCAGAGTTCCCAGAGGACGGCAGCCAGCACAAGATCAGCATCACAGCCAAGGGCGACGGCTGGGAGATACCTGTGATCGGGTATTTAGACTTGTATTTCCCTGAGTATGGTTTAGTGGTGGATTTGAAGACCACAAATAGGATGCCAAGTGTTATGTCGGCAGAGCACCAGACGCAAAGGGCTATATACCAAAAGGCAAGAGGGAACGAGGTGGTTAAGTTTCTGTACGTCAGCAAGGCTAAGTCGGTCATGCTGGAAGATGGCGACGTCAATGAGACGCTTTTAAAGGTGAAGAAGCAAATTTCCAGACTGGAAAGCTTCTTGCGTCATTGCGATGCGGAAACGGCGAGAAAAATCGTCCCTGTAAACAGCTCATCCTTTTATTGGAAAGGCTCTGAGAAGCTACTGGAGGAAATGTATGGCTTTTAATGTAACAGAAGGTCTCAACGCGAAGTTTGACAGCCGATATGAAATTATATCCGAGACTGGCTGCTGGATATGGACTGGTGCGCTCACTCATCACAGAACGCACAGGTATGGGAACCTGCCGAATGGCAAGTGCACCAATATAAAAGCCCACAGGTACTCGGCGGCCCGCTTCTTGGGGGTTGAGCTGTCAAGCAGTGATTTTGTTTGCCACAAGTGTGATGTGACTGAGTGCGTCAATCCAAACCATCTATACGTTGGCTCTGCTGCAGATAACTGCCGCGATAGAGACAGAAGGGGTAAACATGTTAGCTTTAAAGGCGAGGATCACCCGATGCGAAAGCTGTCAGAATCTGCAGCGTTAGAAATCTTTAATTCCAAAGGAAGTCACCGACTAATAGCCAGCGCGTTTGGGGTCTCAAAGTCGACGGTCACCGCGATTAAAAATGGCAGGCTCTGGGCACACGTTACTGGGTGCAAAAACTAATTCGCCCACTTGGGCAAATGCTTTGCTGGTGAGCTACACCAGCACAACACGACAAACTGTCAGCAATGAAAGGCGACAACAATGTTTAATCTTGATCTAGGCTCAACAGGCGCAGCAGGCCCATTCCTCGCATGGTCAGCAATCGGCACACGCGATGGCACAGTCCCAGCGCGCAGCTTCTACGTCCGCGATGGCGGCAACAAGACCCCATATGATGCCAGCACAGGCTTCGTGCTCGACATCGACGCTCTCAAGACAGGGTGGCAGCACTCTGAGGGCGCTGTGGGTGTTGCACCGTCATGGAAGTGGAACGAGAGCGTCAGCCAAATGATGGGCAAGCCTGGTGACGACTGGAAGAAGGGCTTCAGCGTGCCGTGCGCCACAGGCGGCGGTGCAGTCGCCACATGGGAGCAGGCAGGGGCTTCTGCGTGGCAGTCCTTGGAGGCACTCGCTCCCCTCTTGGGCCAGCGCCCAGACGCCAAGAGCTTGCCAATGGTTCGGCTCCAAGAGGCCAAATTCGTGCAGTTCACGAAGGGCTCAACAGTCGTGCCGATCCTTGAGATCGTCAAATGGGTTGATCGCCCAGACTGCCTGAAGGAAGGCGTCGCGGCTGGCATTGCGACTGAGCCAACACCAGCGCCAGTGGCAGCACCAGCTCCCGCACCTGCTGCGGCAACGATCACTGACGCAGAGTTCTAAGCGTCTAAAATTCAAGTTGAGTGGAAGCCCTGCCAGAAATGGTGGGGCTTTTGCCTTTAGGTCTATTGACATGCAGCCACATACGGCCCTATGTTGCCACTAAGTATTGAGGAGAAACCAAATGCTACTTTCAGACGTAGAGGTTGCGACGCTGATGTCGGTGTCGCGGAACACGGTGTGGCGCTGGGCTGATCGGCTTGCAGGCTTCCCGCAGCCAGTCAGGATCGGCGGAGCAACACGCTGGCGCAAGTCCGACTTGGACAAGTATATTGCCGACCTTGAGGCCGACGACCACCAAGTTGACGTTGAGGAATACATTCAGCAGGTGGTGAAATGAGGTACGGATCAGTTTGCAGCGGTGTTGAGGCCGCAACGACAGCTTGGCATCCTCTAGGCTGGGAACCGCAATGGTTCAGCGAGATTGAAAAATTCCCCAGCGCAGTTCTGGAACATCATTACCCAAACGTCCCAAACCTTGGCGACATGACACAATTTAAGGAGTGGCCCAATGACCCAATCGATCTTCTCGTTGGAGGAACCCCATGCCAATCATTCAGCGTCGCAGGACTTCGCAAAGGACTTGATGACCCACGAGGCAACCTCATGCTCACCTATCTTGCCATTGCTGAACGCTATCAGCCCAGATGGCTGGTTTGGGAGAACGTCCCCGGCGTATTGTCATCCAACAGAGGACGGGATTTTGGAACCTTCCTCGCAGCGCTGGGGCAAATCGGGTATGGGTTCGCCTACAGAGTGCTGGACGCTCAATACTTCGGAGTGGCCCAGCGACGCCGCCGTGTGTTCGTTGTCGGATACCTTGGAGACTGGCGACGTGCCGCAGCGGTTCTTTTTGAGCGCGAAAGCCTGTCAGGGCATCCTGCGCCGAGCCGAGAAGCGCGGGAAGAAGTTGCCCAGTGCCTTACAACTCGCACTGGAAGCGCATACGACCCAACCACAGAAACCCTGCCCATAGCCTTTGGCGCACAAAACAGCGCAAGACAGGGAGACAGTGTGTCATCGGAAGTCACGCCAACGCTGGATAAGAGCAAGACGCCAGCAATCTGCGTGCCACTTAACACGCAGATTGGATTGCGTGGCCCTGGCACAAGTAACACAAGCCGCGAAGGCATAGGCATCGGTAATGATGGCGACCCTAGCTTCACGCTGCAAGCGGCACACTCACACGGCGTCATCAGCCCGTCTGCGGTCCGCCGCCTGACGCCAATCGAATGCGAGCGCCTGCAAGGCTTCCCAGACGACTACACGCAGATCACATGGCGCAACAAAGCCGCAGAGGCTTGCCCGGACGGCCCTCGCTACAAGGCTATGGGCAACTCAATGGCTGTCCCGGTGATGCGCTGGATCGGTGAAAGAATAAAAATGGTGGAGGGAATGAAATGATGGCCGAGTTAAAAGCAAAACAGGACACAATCTCGGAGTTCATTGAGCAGATCACCGATGGCTGGGCAGACCTTGACGGCAATCCTGTGGTCGAGATCAGGGCGCTTTCAGAGCACGGCGGGGCCAATATAGCGCGGTTCGGCTTAGATATGCTGGATATGGCCGCCGATCACGCCAGAGCCATGAATGACGCCAAGCGCAACGTCTACATGTGCATCAACCCGGTGGACGGCGATGCGGAGATCAAGGCTGGCTTCGGGGCGCACGACAAAGACATCCTCGCAGCTCTCTACTGCTTTGCCGATGCCGACACCGACGGAGCCATGAAGAATATCTTGAGCTTCGCAGGGCCGCAGTTCACGATGTCAGTCAAGACAGGCACAGTGCCATTCGTTCGCGGCCACTGCTACTGGCGGCTGGAGGAGCCTGTCGTGAACCTTCAGGCGTGGCGTGAGACGCAGCAATCAATCGCAAGCAGCCTCAAGACAGACGCGGTTGTCATCAACCCAAGCCGCATCATGCGTGTGGCTGGCACGGTGTCGTGGCCGAGCGCAAAGAAAGTCGCCAAGGGCTACAAGCCAGAGCTCGTCACAATGCGTACGGAATTCAGTACGGATAGAGACCCTGTGCCGTTCGAGCGCATGATGCGTGCCTTCCCACCTGTTAAGGCGGTATCAACTTCGGGAAGTGACAGCCCCTTTAGCATTGATCTAGGCAAGCAGGCTATGGATCGGGCGCTGGCGCAGCAGTCAATCATGCAGGGAGAGGATTGGCATCACAATGTCGTGCGCCTCGTCGGCTCATATGTCTCAAAGGGCTTGGCGGACGAAGAAATCCACGCCATCACTGACAACTTTACGCAGCCGCCATACACAGCGGAAGACACGCGCAGAGAAGTGCAGCAGGCCATCGACGGAGCCAGAGCGAAGGGCTGGACGCCTGAGCCTTCTCCAGCGGTCGAGGCGATGTCGCGCCAAGTGCCTGCGCCGAGCGTGCAGATTGACCTGAGCAACGGCCAGTCTGCGCAGCAGCCAAAGGCTGATAAGGCAGTCGCAGACTATCCGACAGAATATGACATGTTCGATGGTGCAAGCCTACCACGTCGGCAGTGGCTCTATGGCACGCACTATCTTAGAGGCTTTGTGTCGGTCCTAGCCTCCGCTGGCGGTATCGGCAAGACGTCGCTTCAGATCGTGGAGGCCTTGGCTATGGTGACGGGAAAGCCGTTGCTTGGTGAGGTTGTCCATGAAACGTGCAACGTCTGGATCATCAACCTTGAAGACCCGCTTGAGGAGATGCAGCGCAGGATCATTGCAGCCATGCAGCACTACAATATCAAGCCAGAGGAGGTGAAGGGTCGCCTCTTCGTTGATGCTGGGCGCGACTTCTCCATGACATTTGCTGTTCAAACTCGTGATGGCGTTATCCCAAACGATGCTCTGGTCGATCATCTGATAAAGAAGATACCAGAGCGCAAGATCGGCATGACATTCATTGATCCCTTTGTGGGCGCTCACCAGGTCTCAGAGAACGACAACGGAGCCGTGAACGACGTCGTGGCACAGATCAGGCGCGTGGCGGACGAGACAAACTCAGGCATGGGCCTTGTCCACCACATCCGCAAGGGCAATGGGGAAGACGCAAACGTGGACAGCATCCGTGGCGCTGGCTCGCTCATCGGTGCAGCCAGAGCGGCGCGCGTCATCAACAAGATTACAGAAGACGAGGCCGTCAGGCTTGGTGTGAGTGAGAAGGAAGCCTCTGGCTTATTCAGAGTTGACGATGGCAAGGCGAACCTAGCGCCTCCAACGCACGCGGCTGTCTACCGAAAAATGATTGGGCAGCAGATCGCCAACGGTGAGTGGGTTGGCGTTGCCATCGAATACAAGATGCCAGACGAGTGGGCAGGCATGACCACGGAAG